GGGTTGCACTGACTTCTTATCTAATCCATTTCCAGTTATTAATTTATTAAAGGATAAATAAGATAAACAAAATAAAAAGATTTTATTATTAATATATGTTTTAAAAGAATTAGAGTCTTGCTCGTGTCCTTTTTTTGCTTGGTCTTCTATAATAGTATTTGTTAATTTAGTTTGATTATGGTTTAATAACGCAAAAATACTGCACATAGTATGATATTATTATATCATATTATCATAATATCTTTTTATATTGTATAAAAATATTAAAAGATATTTTTTTATTATACAAATATATATGGAAGTTAAAAACAATTCAACTAATTCAAATTATTTAAGTAATACTAGCAATTACAGCAATTATATTAACAAACGAATATTAGAAAGAACAATGCAATTTGAAAATATAGAAGCATTAATTTCACCTAGACCGCAGTCTACATTATGCACCATGCCATTGCAAAATATAATTCCACATGAATCATGCAAAGCTATAATATTAAATTATGAAAATAATTACAACTTTAATAGCACTACTAATAGTAATGCGAATACTTGCAATATAAATGGCAAATGGTGCAGATATGTTAATAATATAGACACCGAATCGATATTAAAAAATCAAGTATATGCTTTGCAACATGCGCCACATACAAAATATGTCCCTGATAGTTGCAGTGATTTATATAAATCAAATACTGTTAAAACTTATAATAAAAACGCAAAACAATCCAACCCCTATAATTTAAATAATACACCTAGTATACCTAATATACCTAATATACCAAATACAAATTTCTCAGTAGTATTTAATCAAGATACTCGTCAAATTTTAAAAAATAACAAATAGTAATATATTATTATACTATTATACTAAGATGAATAATATGCCTAATATGCCTAATATGCCTAATGAACCCGCGGAGGCGGTGCATGAGACCTATATTAATAAAATAACTTTAGAATATTTATTAAATCCTAGTATACATATTAAAACCGTTAATTCTAATGAATTACTTGAAAAAGATATTAACTTTTATAAGAAACGAATTTGTCAAATTACAAAAGAAATGAGTCGCGGAGAGATAATTAATAATAATTTACAATCTATTTTTAATACATATGCATCTCAGTTAATCTATTATTTTAAACAAATTGATTATCAAGATAAACATCAAGAAGAATATAATGCTTTAACCACAAAAGAGCAAATCAATGAGCAAACAATACCTATAATGCCGATGATAAAAGATATAAATATTAATGACCCTCTATTAAGAAATAAAGGAATAAAAAAAATTTAATATTCATTATATATATATAATATATATTATAAAAGGATTATGCCAAAAAAATTAAAAAAAAAAAAACAAACCCAAAAAAAACAAACTAATCAATATAAATTAAATTGCGGTCCAACTAAAAAATTAAGTTATTCTTGTTATGAACCAACTAGTCTAATTAAAATGAAAAATGCATGGAATAACTATTATCCAAATAATAAAATTGTGTCAACTGATTTATTAACAATATGGAAATCCATAACAGAAAATCTTAAAGACAAATGTTCTAATGAAAAATGTTGGTTATTTCAACCATTTATGTCTAATCATTTAGATAAACATTTAACAAATTTTACATTTGCGCCACCATCGCCAAAAGAATGGAAATCAGACCCAAATACATGGTTGACAAATCATGATATAGAAAAAGTTTTAAAACAATATGAATATGAATATCCAAGTTTTAAATTAATTGGTGCGGCGAGTATTGACTTTGATAAAAAATTAAAACCGAATCAGTGCGTTTATGATGAATTATGTAATTTTAAAATTAAAGATTATAAAGAAAAAGGGCTCACAAAAATAGGCATTGTTTTAAATACGGACCCTCATACAAGCGATGGCTCGCATTGGATTTGCATGTTTATTAATATTAATCTTAAATATATTTACTTTTTTGATAGCAATGGATTGGTAGTTCCAAAAGAAGTTACAGTTTTTATGAATAGAATTTATGAGCAAACTAAAGAATTAGGAACACCATTTAAAATAATAATAAATGAAATTGAACATCAAAAAACGAATACTGAATGCGGGATGTATGTATTATATATATTAATTTCCTTATTAAAGAAAGATACTTATCCAAACTTTAAAAAAATTATCCCTGATTCTAAAGTGGAAGCATTAAGAAAAATTCTTTTTAATTAATATATTTTATATTTTATATTTTATAAAATATAAATAGTATATACTATTTTAAATATATATAGAGAATGAGTAATAATTTTATATCAAATGAAAACAAAGCATTTATATGGCAAATTTTAATGGAAGCCAATGCGTTTAATAATATTTCGAATGATAAATTTCAACAAATAAACTTTACTTATGAAGCTATTATTAGCGACATTTCCAAAAATACAAGAATGAGTTTAATTGAAAAAAATAAATTATTAATGAGTAAAATGATTGAAGTGTTAAAACAATTTAAATATGACAATCAAGATATTTCCTTGCAAAATGTTGATATTAAAATAGACCCTAAAAAAAGCGAAACTGACTATATAAAACTAGTAAATCATAATAAACCCAAAGATATCAGTTTTAATGACCAAATAGATAAACCATTTGAACCTAGCGAATTAAATACAAAATTAAATGAAATAATGGCTGCGCGTTCTTATGATAATCCTAATTCAGTATTAAATAAATCGAATGACAAAAAGGTGGCATTTGCTTCTGTATTAGAAACTATCCAAGAAACAGCAAATGATAAACATGACAAACATGACAATCTATATACACTTTTGCAAACAATCGCATTAGATTTAAAAATATCTATTAATAAACAAGATTTGATAATTGAAATGCTTAAAAAAAAATAATTATTTGATATTTATTTGATATTTATTTGATATTTATTTGATATTTATTTGATATTTATTTGATATTTATTTGATATTTTTCATAATTTGGAGCTTCATCGGCAGCAGCAGTATTTTTAAAAGAAATTGTGCCTATTATAACTGGATTCTTTAATTTTATAGAATCTAATGTATAGAGGGTGGTTTCAACTACTTTATTGGCATCTTCATTGCTCTGTATTAAATCCAATATATTATAACCACACTCTATCTTTGAACCGTCTTTATTTGTTATTAAAATTGGTTTAATTTCTATTTTTTTGGATTGTTTATTTAATTTTTTAGCGTCATCTTTATCATCAGTTTCTATTGCTGGGGTATATATGTATTTGTTTGTATTTGTAGAACCAAAACTTAAACATTTTAATTCAGAACTAGAACCAACCGCATTATGCAGATTGCAATCAATGGAAGATTCTTTCATATTTTTTAATATTTCTTGAGTCACATTTTCTTTTTGTTTTGAGATTTCATATAGCGATTGGTCGCTTGTTAAATATGGGTCATCAGTTGTTTTATAACGCATGTATATACTTTTATCTAAAGCGCTTTTATCTTTTTTTTTTAATTCTTTAGATGCGTTGTCAACTAACTCTTTTGTAAAGTCCATTAAATATAAAAATACTTCTACAGTTTGTTTTTCTGATGGCAAACTTTTATGACTGCAAATTCTACGCGCGCGTCCAATTACCTGGTCATTTCTAACAGGATGCCAATAAGGTTCCGTAATATGAACGTAGCGTACATTACTTAATGAAATGCCTTCGGCGCCTGATGCTGTAATCATAATAATTTTTATTACCGCGCCATAAATATTTTTATCTCCTATCTCTCCTCCATTTAATTTAATAATGTCTTCTTTTAATGCTTTTGTTATTGTTGCGTCTAATGCGTCCCAATTACTATTAAAAATATTTCTTAAAATTTCTTTTTCTTCTGGTTGTTCGGTGCCTGTATATAGAATAAATTTGGGTTTTGCAATATCTTCTTCTTTTATATTTAATCTCCATTCGCCTTGCGATTTAACAATTTTAAACTGAGCAAATCCATTGGCTTTTAATACTAATGATAAAATACCTATTCCTTCTAATGTTCTAAATTGACTATAAATTAAATGAGTACCCTCATAAGTGTCATCTAATAATCGATTGAGTATATTTAAAAATTTTGGACTATAGGTCGTTAATTTTTCTGGGGTTAAAAACTCATCGCGCCGCTTATCTAAGGTTGCTAATGCTTTTATAATTCTTGATGCATAACTTGTTATTTCGCTTTTAATAAGTTGGCCTTCTGGGCCTTCTTGACCATCCGGTCCTTCTTGGCCCTCTTGGACTTCTTGTTGTTCTATATCATTTGGAATTAATATGGCATCCACTAAATCTTCATTTGTGTCATCATTAATAACATCGCCAATAGATTTGCTATCTCGGGGCAACGGTCTAACTATCTCTGGCGCTGGAAATACAAAATTACAAAAGGCGCGAGAGAAAATGCGATAGGTAGAAGAAGATTCAAACAAATCACCGGCGCCTTTTAGCGCGTTTTTTTTGGAATTATTTAGTTCTAATTTACGCTCTTCTGCACGTGCTTTCTCATATTCATCAAACTGGAATTTGCTCATTGGAACTAAAATAATATGAAAATCATCATTTTTATTAAACTTTGGAAGCAACGCATCTATATCTGGAAAATAAGAAACTAATCCTAAAATGCGGCGTTTAAACAAGTCCATATTTTTTAATGTAATAGGGTCGCCTTTTTTACTAATTTCCAAAAAATATTTATTAAATTCATCTTTATTGTCCGGTAAACATTTATTAGCTTTAAAGCTAATTAAAGAGTCTTCTGTTTTAATATTTTCTTCTAATAAAATTTGTCTAACAACTGCTATAAAGTCAGAATCGCTAATATTTCCGCCTTCATTTAATTCAACCCCAGAATAATTTTTATTTTTATCAATTACTGAAAAAAATCCATATGGGTTTCTAGTAATTGTTAAAACTGGTTCCGGGGTAGCCTTAAACCGTAAATAATCAATATTTGATTCTAATTTGGAGGCAAACAATTTGGCCAATGAATTTTCTGTTAATTTAAATTTGCCTTCATTGATTAATTTAAGTTGCCATGTATTTATATTTCCACGCAATATATTCATCATAATGGCAACTTCATGTGGATAATTAATAATAGGAGTGCCAGTTAATAATATAATCTTAGTATTTTCAGCACTTTGCAAATAATTATATATTTTCATTGCTAATGAAGCAGGGCGTTTTATTTGATTAACAATTCTACTTACAAAATTATGAGCTTCGTCAATTACTATTACTTTATTAGAAAAGGGATTGCCTTTTGCGATTGCCACCATTTCATCAAATTTTTTCTCTCTTAACCCGTTGTATCTAACAAAGACATATTTATTGTTTAACATGCTATCTATTTGGTCGTTTAAACTTTTTTGTTCAGTAACTGTTAATTTACTATAGTTGGATGATTTATTTTTATCAATAAACCACGCCCCGCCATTTTTTTCTATTATTTTTGGAGACAAAGACAAGACGCTTGCCAAAGCATCTTTTAATTTTGGATTTGTTTTTATACTAATAAACTCCCAATATTGATTGTTTCTATATAATATATCTCCGCATTTTTTAAGTTCTTGTTTATAATTTTCTTCTAATGATTTAGGCAGCATAATCATAACTTGTTTATCTGTTTTAATTCCTTCTACAATCGCAATCGAAGAACAAGTTTTACCAGACCCTAACCCATGATATAATAATAATCCTCTATAGGGAGTGATTAAATTAATATAATCTCTTACAATCATTTGATGAGTTAATAAACTAAATGAATCGTCGCCACTTTTATCGCATTTATATTCATCTAGATTGGCTTGCAGTTGTCTTTTATATGGTTCTAATAATCGATTTATAAAATTAATAAAATATTCGCGATTATTTAAATAATATTGCGAACTTCTAATATTAATTGCTTTGGTTGTCGGAAGTCGCGCCGTTAATTGGTCTACATTTGCTTTTTGTGTTACTAGTTCAATTTGGGTTTGTTCTGGGGTTTGGTCTTGCGTTTGTTCTGGGCTTGCAACCGGCGCTGGAGCCTTGGGTTGTATAATTTTTGTTGAAACATTGCTATCATATTTTGATAAACTCCATAATATTTTTTGAAAATATTTTTTAATAATAGTCTCGTCTAACATAGTTGTAGAAAAACTAAGACTATTTTTGGCAACGCCTTCACATTTTTTATCATTTTGAATGCACCATTGAAGTCTCTCTTCTAAATTAGATAAATCCGAATTTATAAGTATGTAATGTACGTTTGGTTTAATTAAATGGTCAACCCAAGAAGTATATTCGCTTTTAACTCTTAAAATTAAGGAACCCGTTCTCATTGTTGTTAATAACCGATATGCGTTAACATTGCCATCTACATGAATAATATATTTATAATTACTTTGCTCTTGCATAGTCGCAAATTTGGCAGATTTAATATTTGTATTTAACATACCAATTCCATAAATTGGATCAAACTTGATTGATTTACTATCTATTGTTTTGTTTTGACTTGTTAATCCAACATCTAATAAATCATTTTTAATCGTTATTAATTTCAATCGTTGATTTGTTTCCGCAGTATATCCACAACCAGACGGTCCGCCTCTAAAAATCGCTTTATTTTGTTTGTCACTCCAAATAGTATTAAATAGGCTATGCGCTGTTTTTTTTGAAAAATCAATATCATCATAATTTGGAATTGGAATATCTAAATAATTATTCTCACCAGACATTGATAATATTGGAATATGTTCTGTAAAGTTAAATTCATTTAATGGTAAATCACCGGTGACCATTGGAAATGGTTCACGACCATTTGCTTTTAATATTATGGCATCTGTCAAATTTAAAATAAAAACTCCATTAGGCAGCTTCATATTTTTCACTATATTGGCATATAAGTTCTCTTCGACATACCGCGTTTCTTCGCTAATTGGTTTGTATTGTTCTTTAAATATACATTGCAGTATTCTAGCTGGTTTTTTTAACTCTCTTTTAATATATTTTTTTTGAATATCTGTTATTAATGTATTTTTTT